GGTTGGCATCGTTGTGGGTGGTTGAGGCACCGTTGCAGGTGGTGGTGGCATCGTTGCTGGTGGTGGGGGTAGCCAAATTGTTTGAGGTGTCGAAGTAGTCGATGGGTTTGTAGCAGGAACAGTTGTTGGTGCGACAGTCGTAGAAGTTGTTGTGGATTCCCATGTTGTTGTTGTCTCCTGGATAGTTGTGTCAGGGATAGTTGTGTCTGGTGTTTGCTGGTAGTCGGTGGTGAACGCTTCATCGGGAACCATTGCCCAGCCTTGATTGTCAATGTTCCAAGCAAGCATGAGACACGTCCCACCAAACGCTTCATACATCCAAAGGTCGAGTGGTTGACTGCCTGCAACAATGTCTATCTGTCCCGATTCGGTGGCCGAGCAACCCTGATCGTTCCAACTGCCCCACTCATTGCCGTCAATGTTGATGCTGCCACCATCATCAGAAGCCAACCAAAACTCAATCGTGTTGTGTTCAGGGATAGTGATGAATCCAGTCATGTGAACCATGAACAGATCGTTCGTGCAATCTAGATACGGCTCACCGTCATAGCTTCGATTGATGTTGTTCTCAACCTCAGAACCACAGACTGGATACTCGGATGTTGATTGGATTGGAGGTACCGATTCAATCGTGTAGTAGGTCGTGTTCAATCCTGGTGACGGTTCAGCTGACGCTGATGGAATGAAACTAAAGATCGAGGCTAGAAGCGCAGGAGCGACAATCAGCCAACGACTTCGACCCAAGCGAGAGATGCTTCGTTCCATACATACATCTTCTCATCATCAACGGGCATTGGTGTGGGGGCTTGCCAATCATTGTTGGCATCTAACGTCCAAGATGGGTACGGCTGTGGTGCAACGAACTGATCTTTGGTTTGGTCGTACTTGTATCCGATGAATGCAAACTGTTTGCGCATGTTGTGGTTGTAACTTGTGCGTTTGCAAACCTGTCCTCGGAAGTTGCCGTACCAAGTTTCAGTGTCCAATCCGTCTATCAGTTCCGTTTCGTCTTTGCCTGTGATGACTTCGGTGACGATGTTCTGTTCGTCTAAGAATGCGTAGTGTGCCATCAGAAGGTCACGCTTCCTGTTCCAGCTGTGAATTCGTATATTCGGAACCCACCACTGGTTGTAGTTGATGATGTCAAACCGCCACCAATAGAAGTGAGTGCTGGCATGCTGTCAGGGTAACGAATGATCACAATCCCTGACCCACCTGCTAATCCTGTGGTGTAGCCACCGAAGTTTGAACCTCCACCTCCACCACCGCCACCTGTATTCACTGTGCCTGCCGAGTTTGCAACTCCGTCTGCTCCACCATTTCCACCACCAGATGTTCCAAGACCACGAGATGCCGAAGTGGTTTGGTCGCCTCCTCCGCCACCGCCACCGGCACGTCCGACGCTCGAACCAGATATAGACGAACTGATACCAGAGCCACCGTTGCCACCATACAATTTGAAACCAGAGTTTAGACTTCCGTTTGCGCCGACCGAGCCTGCACCACCGCCACCCCCACCCCCGCCACCAGATGGTGTACCACCTGCATATCCGTATGTTCCTGATGTTCCACCGTTGCCAGGTGAACCAGCACCAGTAGAACCAGCAGTTGATGTGATTGTGCTGAACACCGAACTGTTAGCAGCAGCACCAACAGTTACTGTCACAACTGCACCAGGCAAAATAGACAGAATGGAATCAAGAGGTTGTCCACCACCATTTGATTCACCAGTAACGGATGATCGGTATCCACCTGAGCCACCGCCACCAGCAAGGGTATTTCCTCCCGTTCCTCCACCTGCAATAACTAGATACTCAACAACGAATGGATTGACTACGCTTACGCCTGCAAGGAGTTGCATGGCTTATGCCACCAAGTTGCCGAATACCAAGAACGTGTTCGCAGCTGTGCAAAGAATTGTTGCTACTGCGTACTGTCCGTTCGTCTTCAACTTTGCACCATTCGAGTTGAGTGTCACGCTTGCACCACTGATCGTGACCACACCTGATCCACCTGTGCCTTGCATGATGTTGATCTGATCACCAACAGCAAAGACTGAGGGTGGAATTGTGAGCGCGATTGCTGCTGCGTTGCTGAGGGTGACAAGTTTGCCAACATCGCTTGCAACGGCTGTGTAGGTTGTGCCAGTTTGCGCATTGATTGCAACAACGGCTGTGGCAAGTATTGATGCGTTAGCTGCTGTGAATACATCGCCTGAAGTGAAGGTTGGTCTGACTGCCATAATGCTCCTATTGTAGTGCGTAGTCGGTGTCGTCAAGGGCTGACGTGTTCAAGATAAACGGTATCACGAGTTGGACTTGACCCAACCCGATAGTGACAGTGTGACGTGACGGGTTAATGCTGTGCCGTATGGATTCGACAACCACGTTCTGTGTCACCGTTGCCGGTGTGCCAACCGAGAATATCTTAGACACCGACAAGATGTCACCAATCTCTAAGCCTGCCATCGTTTGCTGTTGTGCTGTAGTCAACGCACCCAACAACACATCCATCTCCGAGAACCGAACCACAGGTTCCTGGAACCGTGTCAACAACGACAACGCCAACGCAGACCCAGCAGCATCAGAAGCCAACGGAACCCCAGTCAAACTCAACGCCTTAATCCCATACTCAGTTTGAGAAGCCGTACCATTCGCAACACTCGAAGCCGTACCACCATCAATCTGAACTGCCACCCTATTCACCACAGTCTCAGCCCCATACACATTCGACAAAGACTGAATCGGCAACCCAGCCGTACCACCAAACGAAGCCACAGCCGTACCAAACGACACAGCAATCCGAGCATCAAACTGCACAGCCCCAGAACGATCAACAAACAAACGCCCACCCTCAGCCGTCGCCACATCCTGCAACGCAGTCAACACATTCGTCGCATCCTCATACGCAACCGTTCCACACGTCGCCAACCCTGTCTCAATGCTCCGAAGCGCAGTCGAGAACGACACCTCTGGTCGATCCAAGATCGCTGACACACGGGCAGAGGTCAACTGTGATGAAGGGGTGAACGCAGTCAGCACGGTTTGACCAAGTTGACCGAGCGCATCAGTAGCCACAATCGTTGCTGTTGACAGGTTCGGTTCCGCATAATCAAGGTTCAAGTCATACACATATCCTGTGAACATCGCAGTCGTACCTGCCGTCCCCCCGTACACCTGGAACTGGCGACGTGGAGCAATACCAACAGTGCCACCCGAATACCACTCTGACGCTGTGTTCAACGGATCGAAGTATCGAGCAGCTGCACGATCATCAGCTGAGATGGTACAACTGGACGACGGGAATGTATCAAGTTGAGTTGCACGGCCACGATTGATATTGATATTCGTCACATACTCTGTGATGTCCACAAACGATGTTGAACCATTCAATACATCAGTCCCATTCAAAGTGCTGGAATCCAACACAAACGCATCAGCCAAGAAGCCAACATCCAACAACACCTTGTAAGTAGAACCCCACTTAGTTGTCTTAGCCATTAGAAGCCAATTCCACGAAGGGCATTACCACCATTCTTACGAGCAAACTCAGTGAATAAATCACTCAATTCAAGTGCAAGAGTGTCTTTATCGGTAATCATTCCAGCAGTCACATTGACAGTAATTGGAGTGCCATTAGGGTTGTATCCAGTGGAATTACCGGTGACAGTTTCAGGAATAACATCAGCAACACCTGCCATCGGATTATTTGCAACAACCACTGGATACTTGGCTGCAACTTCACCTGCAAGCCTGATCGCCTCACGATACTTATCTAACGCCTCAGCCTCACGCTCAATCGCCTCAGCCACAGCATCTACAGCATCAGCCTGCTTCTCCTTTGCATCAGTTAATTCTTTAGATAAAGTTTTGTAAATCTCCGAACCGATAGAAACACCAAACACAGCATCATTCAACAAACCTGTTGCCTTAGTCAAACCATCAGTTGCTTCAGTCTGCGAATCAATCGCATCAGCACTTGACAACTTTGCTTCAGCCAACGCAATCTCAGCCTCACGAATCGCCTGTGGTGTTGACGCAGGATCAGCACGAACCTTCTTCAATTCAGCTTCAGCATCAGCAACAGCAAACAACGAACCTTCCACGTTGTAACCAGCCCGTTCAAGATCACGTTGAGCAACAGCTAACTCATGAGCAGCCTTCTTTGCTTCTGGCGAATCAGCACCATACCCAGCCACAGCAGCGTCCAACGCAGTCTGAGCATTAAGCAAATTAGTGTTTGCTTCAGTCAAAGATTCACCAGCTTTGATCGAAGCCTTCTGCGCATTAGTAAATGCTTTATGAGCAGAATGAGACGACTTCAACGCATCGGTATATTCCTTCAACTTGGTCACTGCATCCTTCAACTTCTTAGATGCCCCACCAGTAGCAGTATCCAGTTTCGTTGTCTCAGTAGTCACAGCCTTCACAGCCGGAGTCACAATCTTTGTTGTCGCAACAACATCACCAAATCGAGCATTGATCTTACCCAAGTCAATAGCAGTCGCCGTTACCTGGCTACCAAGTCCCTTTGTGGAAACAGTAATCTTGTCAATGTTTGGGATCAACGGAATCTTGTTGAACACATCAATCAAAGTATTGACAACAGCCACTGCCACATCTGCCAACGCAGTTTTCATATCATCAAACTTGCTCACAAACCATTTGACTGCACTGACAGCAATGTTTGCTAAACCCTGCACAAATCCAACAAACAAGTCAGGTAACGCTGCGACCAACGCCACCACAGCCCCACCCAAACCAGCAATCAACTGACCACCAATCGTGGCAGCCCACTTCACAAGAGAACCAGCAAGACGCAAACCCATACCTAGCAACGCTGGAATGCCTTCAGACATAACCCATGCACCGATTGTTGCAAGCATGTCAACAAGTTGTGCAGGTAACTGACGTGCAGCTTTACCAACAAAACTTGCAAGCGTGTCACCTAAAGATTGAACTGCTTCAAGCAACTGTGGCAATCCTTTTGTGTATATCCATTTGTATCCAGCCATCAAGAACTTTGTAAGACTGTCAATGAACATTGGTATTCGAGGCTCAACCCAACCAGTCAAAGAAGTAGCAAGGTTATTGATACCGGCATACAACATTGGAAGACCAGTAGAACCGATCCATTCAACTGCCTGTGTGATCATCTCACCTAGGGCATCAAGAACTTTTGGTGCTGCTTCTTTGAACCTTGTTGCGATGAAATCAAACCCACCAGCCAAACCACCTTCTTGTAAGGCTGTACCAAAATCACGGAAGGCTGGCAACATTGTTTCATTTATGAATGACACAGCACCCAAGAAGGCAGGAATCAATGCAGAGCCAATCTGAGCAACCACATCTGATAACTGTGCCTTCAAGATTCTTTGCTGGTTAGCAAGCCCACCACTGGTGCGTTCAAAGTCTCCTTGAGCCAAGGTTGAGTCTTTGAGAATAAGAGCATACGATGCTTGAGTTTTGGCTAGAACACTTAGATTGCCTGTTCCTGAATACAGCCCCATGTTGCGAGCTTCTTCTTTCAATCGAACATCATTGATAGCAATACCATATTTTTTCAATGGTTCTGTTTCACCTGATAAACCAGATCGCAATGCAAGAATCGCATCATCAACTGTTGTGTTATTGAATGAAGCCAAGTCAGCAGCCAACGTGACAAGCGTTGTACTCATTGTTGATGCTTTGTCTTGACCTACACCGAATGCTTGAAATAGGTTGCCGTAAGTGCCAGTTGCTTCAAGAGCTGCTTGCCTGGTGATACCGATAGAAGTGGCCGTTGTCTTAGCAAAGTCTTGAACACTTTTGGCAGAGTCACCAAATACAACATCAACTTTTGATTGTGATTCAGCCAAGTTTGATGCAGATTGAACTGCTTTATATGCAGCTGCGCTGACTGCTGTGAAGGCAACCGTTGCTGTGGCAGCCATCTGCTTAAACGACGGCATCAGGTCTTTAATCTTGGAACCGACACCAGTGTTGATGTCGTTACCGAGTTTGCCTAAATCACTGCCAACTTGTTTAATACCTTTGGTGGCACCGAATATATCGGAAATGAACTTGACAACGAATGTGCGTTCACCAGCCATGCAACAATTCTAGATGACATCCTGACCAGCCAAGCGCACAGCTTCGTGGTACTCAGCAACCATCACACTGAAATCATTAGACATTGCCTTCCATACTGCTTGACCTTGAAGATGCGCATAACGTGTTGAAGGTTTGCCAGCATCCCACCAAGCATCATCCATCTCAACATGAACAACACGCTTGCGTCGAGGCTGAGCAGATTGACGTGATGATGATGGTGTTGGGTTCGGTGCAGGTTCATATATGAAGTCGGTGTCAATGAATGTTCCTGATTGTTCATGAAACTCCCAAGGTTGATCTGGTGCATGTTGTGGAAGATAGAAGATACGAGCAGGGTCTTTGGTTGCAGGATCGCCTTGCAGGTTGAGGCGTTCATGCAGTTCAGCCCATATCGCTCGCCACAATCCTGCTGGTACACGCTCAGCGAGTGGCAGAACCAAGTGATAGTGAGGGTCATCTAGTCGATGCGAATATGTGGAATAAGCAAGATACTCAAACCCATCAAGGTTGGCATTCGCAAACGACTCACCGTCCATGTCAACAACCAATGCTTCAATGAACCGAACAGCAGTGTTGCCTCTAGTCCTGCCTTGGTAGTACTCAACAGGCGACCACAATGCACCATCAGATTTGTTGACATTCTCCTCATGATGCATCAAACGCTCTTTGAGGTCATCCCAATTAGAGGCAAACGGCTTCGGTTGAATAGATTTGACCGAATCAAAATAGACAACCATGAACACCTCCCTTCCTACAGGTTAGCGAAATTACAGGCAAAGTCAACTATTCAGATTTACCAGTACCTGGATCAGCCAAAACATTGAGAACCTTTTGGATTGCAGCCAAATACTCTGTAGCTATATTGGCTTTGTTCTTACGCACAGCAGGCCAAAAGAAGTAACCAGAACGCCCACGATGGCGAAGAAACTGTGTAGTCCTACCCCCACCCTTACGAGGCATCTCAGTGCCGGAACGTGACTTAGCACCAGCCACAGTCAAATTGCTTGACCCATGTGATCCTCCACCAAACTCGGCACCAAAGAACACATCGCCTCTAGTGACTTTACGTTTCACTCTTCGATGGGATTTGATGTTGTAGGAGGAACTGAACTTCCTTGACTTTGATTGAAACGCTGAGTTCTCCGCAAGTCTGATAGTTGGAATACGGTCACGGCTTGCCTTCATACCCTTCATAACTTCCAATGCTTGGCGATTACGAGTCACTGAAGCAGCTTCAAAGGTGGCTGCTACAACCAACAATTGAGCAACACTTTGCCCAGCGAGTCGTGCCTGCTTATCAAACTCAGGATAGGTCTTGGATTGTTCACGGAGGTATTCCATGATGCCATCAATCTTTACAGGTTTTGTGAAATCATCACGACTTGAGAATGTTCCTGCTCGACTTAAACCTGCCATGCAACCGATACTACTTGCCTAAGTGTATGGCTCTCCATCGAAGGTATGCCAACATGGTGAACAGCATTCTTGGTTCTTCTGCCAGCAACACTGATGGTGCAATTCCTGTCTCGCAAGCGAGATATGAAATTACCCAGTGGGCTGACTTATCTCCAAAGGGACGATCACTGCGTCTGCGCTATCTCCCACTTCGAGTGCTTCAATCTCATCGCACCATGATTCAAAGTCCAACCCAGTTTTCTTCAATCGTTTCTCTGCATGCCATCCAAGGTATGCAAGATCGGTCAATGTGAGTTCTGCTTCAAACTTGGCAACACTGCGATTGTATTTATTCTCAAACGCAATGAAGTCTGGGAACGCAGCAATGATGGTGCGTTGTTTGTTATCTAATGCACTAGTCAAACTGAGTGCTATTTTCATTCTCTACCTCCGCAGGTAAGGGATTATGTTTATTAAAAAACTATGCGCCAGTACCCGTCTTGGTGATTGCACCAGAGATTGGATACGTGATTGACACTGTTGCCAAGTCGCCGATGGCACCATTCACAGGTGTCCACGAAGTTGGCAGAACACTGAATGCGTAGCTTGGATTGCTTGACGAAGCAGCAGCAGTACCGTTTGGCTTCACTGTCATAGCAACAGCAGTACCAGCAGTGAACGCATCCCAGAACAACTTCTCAATCGTTGGGTAATCCTGTTGCAGTTCAAGCGTTACTGAGTTATCAATCATGCCCTGAATACGAGTCACAGAAGAGGAACCCATTGCCGAGGTAACAACTTCAGCAGCTGTCGTTGACAATGTAATGCTTGTGACGTAACTGCTGATGTCGGTTGCAGCAGTACCGAAGGTCACTGCCACGTTTGTAAGAACTTGCTTTGCCATGATTCTGCTCCTGCCTTATCGGCTATCGAGTTGGGGTTCTGCTCGGCTGAGCCGATTGCATAACACTACACGCCACAACTAACTGTTGGCAAGGGGTCAGGCGTACACCGTCACAACGAAGTCAATCGCCAAATAGGTTGCATCATTCGCCTCAAGAGTAGAGATGTTATTAGCAGACTCAACAATCAAATCCTGCACCACACCACCCAAGGTTCGATCTGACTCAATCGCCTGACGAATTGAAGTAGCACCCTTATACGACAGATAGCCATCCAACAACGATTGCGCAGTGCGCTCAGCAGCACGACCCACCACAACACTGACCGTGAACTTATGCGTAATCAAACCCCCACCCATAGCCCCGTTGTACTGAATCGAATCCAGCAACGGCCAAGCAAATGGGGTGTTCACATTGTCAGGCTGGTAGGCGTAAGCCCTAAGCCCTGACACAGTTGACAGGTTCGCAGCCAAACCAGCTTTGATTTGGGAGACGGTAGTTGCTGAACTCATGCGAACAGACGCATGCGCCGGTAAGGCTCGACAAGTTGTGCCACATCAGGGTCAAGCGCACGGCTCACCCTGATCGCACCCATGTCACCGAAACCTGCGACACCCAACGGACTGTCGTATCGTTTGAACAATCTTGAAGCCTGAATGATCGTTGCCTGTGTGACAGGTTCAGGTATTGACGGCCAACCAAAGTTTGCTGTCACCTGAACCAACGCTTGCTCACCATAGTTGGCATTCACAGTTGGAAACAGATAATCGCCAACAGCACGAATCTTGTCATACGACCATGTGAGTCCGTCAAGGTTTCCGTTCAACGGCTCCAACTGATAATCGGTCACAGACCAAGTGACATCAAATCCGTTACCTGGAAACGATGAAGTTTTGAGCGTGATTGCTGTTCCAGAGATGTCATCAATGTTGCAATAGAATTCGTTCTCTGCTTGGAACACGCGAGCAGTGGCAGAGCCAACAGCCCAGAACTTGCGGTTGCAGTAACCATCAATGAGACGTGATGCAGCACCGGCACAGTTGTCAATCAGTTCGTCATCAATCGTGTCAGCTGTGCCGATACGGAGTGCAGCCTTAATTTGATTGCGTGTCGAGTAGCCGTTGGTGATTGCCATAGAACCTCAATCCTACTTCACCGCAATAGGAGGGAACTCTTGACCGCGAACAACATCTCCAGCAGCCAACATCGATTGCATCAACGCAACATCAGCCTGACCCTGCACATCACCTTTGATTGACAATGCTTCAGGATGACGAATATGCAGGAACCTTGTTTCCTTATCAAACCGAACCGAATACCCATGCTTGCGAACTTCCAACCACCAAACCCAATCAGCCCAACGAGTACGACGGAACGGAACAGCAGAAGCAACCTCACGACTGAAGATCATCGAACCACTCATCGGATTATTGCCACTATCAAGCATCCGCTCAAACCCAGCCTCATCAGCCTGGAACAAACCACCAGGACTTTGCTGACCGGTGATCGAAACAACATCAGTGTCCAACACCAAACCATCAGACCAGTTTGGAAGAATCAAATCGTCAATCCCAAACGCCCACACCCAGTCAGTTGACAACGCAGCGAACGCATCATTCCACGAATCCCAGAACAACTCCTTCGTAGAAACATTCTTGATAAAACTTGGAACATCCAAAGGAACCAAAGAAGCAACCACCACCTCATCAGGCTTGGTTGGCAACTGCTCGATCATGTCAACAAACTGCCCACCCCACTTCTCCCAATACTCCACCGAAGCACAAGCCGCCACACCGACACTCATCGTCTGTTCCTCCACGAATCGGGATGTAAGTTGTTGCGAATCCACCAAGGCCAATCAGAATCAAGTTCAACCTCGTTCATCACTTCACCATCAATGAACTTCCCCTCAGCGAAACAACCCTCAATCATTGTGCGCGTGTCACCCACGTTGTATTCCTGATGTGAGAACTCAGTCAACTTATTCACACACCAATCCACACCGCCCATCCAGCCCAAATGAAACCCACCAAACGCGACAGGCATATTGACACGATCAAATCTGCGCATCCAATCCAAAGAATCAGAAGCCTTCCCACGAGTGCCACCAATCATCGTGTAGTGCAACGGGCGTTCCCAATGGACACTGAAAGCAAAGTTCCGCATCATTGCTCGATGCCAACCCTGAGCAAAAGTATCCACCATCTGAGGATTCCAAATCTCATCCACATCAGACACAGTGATCACATCTTCATGATGACAACCAAGTCGATCAAACTCAATCAACAACTGGTCACGAGTTGCCTTCTCCACAGTCCAAGGATTGTGATGTCTTGGTGTATCGAAGTCCACCCAATGAATCAGATCAGCCCACCTGTTGAACCGTTCCCGATCTGCACGTTGGCGTGGCTTGCCGGTGAAAGTCTTGTCACCCTCAACAATCACCATGACATCAACAGTGTCAGCCAACTCCCACAAACGACACTCCAGAACATCAGCCTCACCGTTGTATAGAACACCATCAAAGACACGCATCAGTCCCAACCAAGTGTTCTTCTTCGACCCAAATCCCAAGCCCCTGCGTCAGGTATCCCTGACCGCCAACGCATATCATGCAGGTTGTTGTTGTCTGCGAAGCTGCGTTGATTCTTTTCGCCAAACGCAGGGTTCGCTTTAAGCGTTGACGAATTGTCATGCCCAACAACAGCATCTGAAACCATGACAGGGATGTTGGATGCCTTCGCACGTTGCTCATAATCGTTATCCTCAAAATAGGCTGGGACATAACATTCGGAGAACAAACCAATCTTGCTCACCACATCCTGACCCACCCAAACACAAGACCAGTTCTGTTCCGTTCTCACAACCATATTGTCTTCACAGTCAGCA